GAGATAGAAAAGGATGGAACGGTGCATCTGACCATCATTCCGGGTAAGGTAAAGATCATCAAACTTTGACGGATATTGAATTGTTTGGGTATGGAGTGGGTAAATTTCAGTATATCACGGGTATTTGATGAGGAGATCAATTAGTGTAAAATAGTTTTTACGCCTTGATGTTATAATCTTTACATAAAAGAAAACAATTCTACCGTTGAAGCTCTTACGTGGGATACCGCTTTCAAGAACATAAACGAACCAAGCGGATGGGCCATGAAAGGGATACATGAAGAAGCCTACCAATAAATCCGGCATCAATTGACATAACAAAATCGGATAACTGAAAAATTATCCGCTTTTAGTTTCTTTATTTCGAAAGAAAGATATATATTTGCAACGCTTTTTCAGAAAAGCACCCGATATTGCAGAAAAAACAGTTGCCGAAATGGCTCAGTTGGTAGAGCAATTCATTCGTAATGAATAGGTCCCGGGTTCGAGTCCCGGTTTCGGCTCAAGGGGGTCAAAATGCCCCCTTTTTTTTATTTTACGCCAATAGACTATAAATCAACATATTACAAACCTAATCGACTGATTTCCAACATGTTTAAGTAACCTTTTTAATGGCTACCACCGTTACTCTGCGTTACTTACCGTTACATTGTTGAACCAAGTGTGATACCAATTTGTTTCTGGTATCACAGCTGGTATCACACTTGGTATCACATTTACCGTAATTAACAAATTATAAATTAAAAAAGAAACAGTATGGAAACATGGAAAATCAAGCCGGTATTCGACAGAAAAAAGAAAGCAACACCGGAGAAATCAGCTAAGGTTGAAATTGAAATTCAATTCTCGCGTACAGAAAGAAAATGGATCTCAACAGACATTGAACTGTATTCAAACCAATGGGATGGAGAATTTGTGGTACGTCACGCTAAATTCAAACAATTAAATAAAGCAATAACCCAATATGTAAAAAAGTTTGATGATATTATCAAAAATATCAGAAAAGAAGGAAAAGACATCAATCTAAAAAACTTTAATATTTTTTATAACGAAAAACACGTAAAGTCTAAATCGTCATTTTTAGATTTCGCTTATGACGAGTTACAAAGAAGGGATCTTAAATGGTCAACCAAACGAGCGCACCTTATAGCACTGGAAGCTCTAAAACGCTCCGGAGTAATTAAAACATTTGACGATATCACTCCTGAAAATATAGCTTTATTTGACAGGTTTATAAGAAGAGAAGATCCAACAAGAGGACAGACAACAATACATGGATACCATAAGAGAATAAAACCTTATATTAATGAAGCGCTTCGGCTTGGACTTATCGAGGACACACCTTACAGGGTATTCAAAGATAAACATGGTAGATATAAAACAAGACAGCCTCTCACAATGGACGAACTGCAATCTATCCGCAATATAGAGTTGAATGATCGACAATTACAAAAAGTACGTGACCAGTTTATATTTCAATGCTATACCGGCTTATCATGGGTTGACTTATACATGTTTGATTATGACAGATGTACTGTAGAACATAACGGAGTTGCATATATAGACGGAGAACGTATCAAGACCGGAACCAAATTTTACACGCCTATACTTACTCCAGCAATGGAAATACTAAAAAAATACGATTATAAATTTACAGTCCCTACTGTACAGTCATTTAACAGAAGCCTTAAAATCATAGCTGAACTTATCGGCTTAAAAAAGCCATTAACCAGCCACATAGCCCGGCATACATTCGCTACCACTGTTGTTTTAGCAAATGACGTACCTATCGAAACGTTGTCTAAAATGCTAGGGCACACAAAGGTTTCAGTCACACAAGTTTATGCAAAAATTCTAAATAGTTCAGTAGAAAAACATGCGGAAAAATTAAACAGTATTATATAAATCCATCCGTTGTGCTTATGAGTTATCGCTTTTAGTTCATAGGCACAACGATATCACCCTTGCCAACACGGCAAGAGGTATCAGCCTATAAATGAACCTCTCTATACGTTCCATCGCATCACAGCAAGTAAACGGCAGAAATACCAGTGAGGCACATCATCAGCCTGCTCAAGCAATATGTTCAACTTATCTTCTTCCATATTCTGTTAACATAAAAAAAGCGGTAAAACCCGTTGGGAATTACCGCTTAATGCTAAATAGTTACTTTATTTTGCGTTTTTGAATATTTAATTTTATCTTTGCGCCATGAAGATAGCCCTTGATACATTGAAAGGCTACGTTGACCGTAGCTCACTAGTGTAGATGTATGGGGGTTATCTTTTTTCGCACCTTTAGATTGCAGAACAAAACTACAATTCGAAAAAATTATTTATCAATCTTTTTCATTTCCTTTGCTGTCATTTTAAGAGCTTTTTTAATTATAGGCAATTCTTTTTCTTGTGGCAACTGTTCAGGTTTGCGCCCGGTATTTTGTTCTACTATATTTCGGACTTGTCTTCCAACAGTATAGTGTGTTTGTTCTAAATTAGCTTGTCCAGATATTTGTTTACTCTTTATAAGCTCTTCGGTTTGGGTAACACGGAATAGATTGGCAGCAAGTTCGGTACGGCTCATTCTGTCAAATAGCTTTCCTTTTTTAACGCCACGTTTCTTTTCAAGCTTCCACGATTCCATATTATACATACCCAGATAACCTGCATTTTGAAACTTTGCATAATCAGTAACATTTGCGGCTTTTGCCGTTGAAGCGAGAGATTTGTTTCCATCTGCAAGTTCTTCACGTATTAGCACGCGGTCTATTTCCTGATTGTTTTCAATGTATAATTCAAATTTTCGTGTTTGCTGTGCGAAATAAGCTTGCGCCAATGCTACTTCTGGCTTCTTTGGATCGCCATTCATAGCAGCAAGATAACACGCAAAACGTGTAAGTTTGAAGTCTTGGAACTCAACACCATTATTATTGCGTTTCACAGCTATTATATTTTCATAATGAGGAATGTTGAGCGAAACAAAAGCCTTTGTTGCGCGGTCAAGAACTTTACAAAATGCTTTCATATCATTATATCCAAGCATAACCATTACTTCTGAGGCCCACCAATAAACGATGCCGTTTTGGTTTTTAAAGTCTTCAAAAGAAAGAATCGCATTGTTGTTTTCTTGTTCCATTTCCATCTATAATTTAAAATTCGGCTCAAAGATAGAATAAAGTATTTGTTATTCCAATATATATCTATAATTAAGATATATAATTTTATTGGATTTATGTATATAATTTCACGACTATTTTGTAAAAACGGTAATTCCAACAAGTCAAAGAACGCTTCTGTTCGATTATTATTTTTCCAGTCCCTTTCTGCAATGTTCACATAAAAATTTCTTCGCTACCGGAAACATCTTCTGCCCCACATATCCGCTAAGATACTGCGCTTCCTCACCATAGGGATCAATCCCGAAAGCCTTGGAGATATGCCGGCACAAATGACCTTTTTCGTGATCCCACGAATTTTGAAACTCTTCGGGAGTGGAGGTTAGTGAGATAACCATTACTGTTTCTCTTCTCCTGTAGTCCGAATAGGTTAGACCGGTATTCATTCTGCCTTCAGTCAGATTGCGATACGCACGCTTGAGGGAATCCCCCCTGCATCCTATACGGTACAGGTCCATAATGATCCGATCCGCCCAATAGGTGTGTACCGCATAATACACTTTGACGTGCCAGTCCCCATATTTTGGTATGTAGAACTCCTGAACAATCATATCACATCCGACCAGATTACAGGAATCCCTTTACCTATACAGGTGGCAAAGAACTCGTCAAACGCCCTGCAAGGATCGCCATCAATATCATCAAGGTAGCACTTTATATGCTTGCACAAATGCGCCTCGTCAACCAATGATTTTTTATAGAAATCCGCTTTCAGCATGTTTGCGACATAAGCAACGTCATAACCCTTGTCGTGCTCGATGGTAATTCCGTTCGCTTTCAGCATATCGTCCACTTCATCTTTGCTCCACGGCTCCAACTTTTTTTCTTTACCCGTGGTTTCGTCTTTCACTTTCATTTTTGAGACGGCCCATTCATAAAGTTTCTTGCTGAAATGAAAGCCGTATGCTTCCAGATATTCCCTCATGCCAGATGGGAATCTGCTGTATGTATCCAATCTCTGTTCCATAACCTTTGTTTAAAAAGAGGGGCATTCCACCCCTCCACCATTAATAAAACTCACCGTTGGCGCGTCTGCGTCTGCGTTCTCCCATGTCATCCATGCGGGGATATTCAGGGAAATAGCCGGGATATCTGCGTTCTCCCATACCTGATCCTGAATAATTTCTTCCGCCATCACGGAAGCCCATGTCTCCATGAATCTCTCTCATGGCCTTTTCGTAACCGTGGCGGCAGCCTTCCTTGTAGGCTTCTTCCACCTCGTCACCTCTCATACCGAAGCCGCGTCCGTAATCGTCACGCCCTTCTTCTAATATTTCCCACATTCCCATAATCATTTCTTTGTTTTGGATGTTTCAACCACTCCGAGCTGTTCCATAAGCCGTTTGTTCAATTCCATAAGGTCAGACATGTTCTTGCTCATTTCCGCCATTTGCCCTTTCAGAGAGGATATTTCCTGCTCCTGACGTTGTTTCTCGGCAAATTCAGGGTTCAAGAGCGTAAGCATCTTGTCACACCCTGCAATGACGGAATTGTGAAAATCCATGCTGTTGATGATGTCTATGCTTTTCTGTTTCATAGAAGCGACCTCGTTATTCATCGCATCACGTGAGCATGACACTACGATATTGCCGTTCTGTCCGAAGTCGGCTATATCCATGCCGGCAGGAAGATTTTGGAAAGTCGTGTTCTGCCCGTTGATACAGACAACAACATCCACAACCATTTCCATTTGGGGCAACTGTCCCATAGGGGATGCCATAGGATATTTCGGCTTGGGAGCGGAAACGCTGACTACCGGGCCGTATTCGATAAACGGGTTAGCATCCTTATGAAGTATATATAACTGGATATTACTACCCCTGACACTTACCTATGTATGCTTTTGTATGCTTTAAAGTTTGATTGGCGTTATCAAGTGTCGGGGGTTATTTTAATTCTGCCCCCTGAAAGAATTACTTTTATCAAATGAGTTTTTCTATTATATGCCACACTTCTACCTGTGGCGAATAATACTTGATGTTGCTATCTCATCTTTTTACCTCCTTTCTGTTGATTACCATATTCTATAACTTATTCCTGCGATAACCGCAGGAGAAAAGCCATCCTTACCAAATCCATAACCGGCTGTTATTCCCAGTCCCCATCTTCTGGGTTTTATCTTCACCGTGTGATGGATATCGTTTGTTACTGTCTGTGTTTTAGAGCAAACATAGATACTATCTAGGTTAGGTCTGTAACCACTCACATAAGCGATGTAATCACTATCTCTGTATATCTTCTGCTCAACAGGAAGAACAGTGTCTCCTACATGGATTGTATCACCATCATGCCAACACAGTATTGGAGAAGGAAGATAATATTTTACAGTATCTCTCTTTACAATGATACTTGTACTGAACACCGTATCCGTTCTTGCCTCTATAACTGCTTCGGGGGATGGCTTTACAAACCATCCTAAACCGAAAGCGAGTACAATTATTAATATATAAGGAAGCCATTTCATATTATTGTATTTAAATAAGTACCAATAGCAATGCTATCGTTATCGCAATCCATATATAGATCCTTTGTTTCATAAACTTAACACTTGTTTTCTATTGGCACCGTCAGCTCGATAACTGACGTGCACCCATGCAAAATTGCTTTCGTTAATCAATTGATCATAGGGCAGGTTCTTGCGGATATATTCAAACAACAACTTGTTTTGCTGACGGTCTCCAGTATCAATATCAGCAGCTTCCCCTTTCATGTGCTGCGAGGTCTTACTTCCCTTGACAGCTGCATTAAGTTTCGGGCAGCGATAACCACTGTTTACTGTTATAGGCTTTCCCCACCATGTGCGTAACGGGTCCAGTACGTTATCCACCAAGGCAGTCAGAGCAGTCACATGCTCCTGTCTGCATCTGTTGTTGATACCCAAGCGGTCAGCAGTCGTTGACTTGCAGAGTTCCGCAATTGTAAAATACTTCATTTCTTTTCCTCCTTCTTGTTTTCATTATCAAACAATATCTGAGCCATGATCTTGGCAATATCATCCTTGTTCTCGATAATCACACTCATTGTGTTTTCTGCCTTGCGCAACTCCGCTTTTTCCCATGATTTTTCACGAACTGATTTAAACTCACAGAAAATGCAGTACCCCGTCCAAATCATTGAAAAAATAGGGAAGGGGATAACTACGCAGCATAACAGGTCAATGAAGCACAATTCTATGAACGGGGTGAAATACTTCTTCGCTTTGACGGCTGTTTTCTTATACCCCGTGGATGTTCTTGCCTCTCCCCGTTGTTTGGCTTTTATAACTCCCGTAATAAGGTCCACTAACATCGCCCCCATTGTAGCCGCAATACACAAGGCTATAAGCACAATATGTATCATCATGTGCTCGTTGATAAAATTGTAGATTACATCTCTCATTGAAAGTAAGTTTTATATAATAGATTTTACATAGCTTGTAAATCCATATTTTTTTATTATATGTGACACATCCTCATTTGTAAGATTATAAAACTCACCTTTTATTTTTTTATCTGCAAATTTGAGATGAAGTTCTTTTTCTATGTTTTTATCAAGAACAGCCAATATAGATAGATATGGATTCCCACAAGATAATGTCTGAATACGAACGGATATATCTGAAGAAGAACCTATTTTTACAAGACCTGTATTCTTGTCTTTCATAAGATATGTACTTCTATTTTTACAATTTTTGGGAGGATTACTTAATACTTCTGCCATAGTTTTAAGTATCGCATAATGCAACATCTTACAATCTCCGAATAAGTAACTATTTACAACTACAGCTTTGTCAAAATTACCAAGGAGCGCATATTCTATTAATGAATCAGCTAATTCAAGTTGCGTTAATACGCTACCGTCAGCACAAATTATACATTTTGTGTAACAATCTTCATACAACTTTATACAATCTCCTAAATCAGGATACATTGTTTCAATAAAATCCTTTAGGCTATTGGTTAAAACTTGATCATTCTGACCTTTAAAAACTAAATCTGTCATATTACCTAATTTTATGTTAACTTTTAATTACCGTCAATTACACGTTTTGGATTACCCGATTTTCAAACTAACCTTTATTTTGTATGACAAAAAAAGAGCCTGCCACGGAAACTAATCCGCAACAAGCTCTTGGCTTTATCAAATATGTAGTATGTCTTTTCGTCATAATCAATGTGGCGTGCATCTTCACACGCTTCCACAAAGATAAATATTGCTTCTCTCTTTCGCAAATAAGAATACAAAAAAAGAACGACCGCTAGCAAAAAGCACAGCAGCCGTTCAATCCACGCCCTACTCTCTATCCCATTTTCCCAAGAAGACAATAGCAAAGATATCAAACAGGTTGTATCCACATGGAAAAAAGGTTAATAAAATATATGTTGTATAATCTGTTATTTTAATTTAGATTAAACAAAAATAATATTTAAATTGTTTGTTAATAAATAAATTAATTTGTTCCTTTGTAGCAGGCAATAGCCTTCATGGTGTGAAGTTACACCATACCCACTTTTAGAACGTGATCACTGTGGAGGCAATTGCTGTATTATAACGGCGGTTGCCTTTATTGTTGAACAATGAAACAATGGTTTAAGATACCTTCTTTAAAGAAGTCGAATAAGGATATGTATAGTGATGCTACTTATCATGGTAAAGATGATGGTGGTAATTTTATTTATGTTCCTAAATGGGTGGAAAATCTGTTTCCTGACAATAGAGGGAATATAAATTTTGACATGTCGACCGTTGAAGGGAAATCAAGAGCCTTACATGAATGTTGGCCGTTTGCAATGGTTCTAGATCATTGCGGAAGAATGATGCAGAATGGGCGGTATTATGTGACGGATATTAACGGAAACGAGAAGAGGAGTTTTAAAGACATTGTGACTCTTTTGAATCGTCCGAATGTGATACAGAGTGGGCGTTCTTTTATAAAGCAGATTGAGATATCTTTGAAGTGTTTCGGATTTTGCCCTGTCTATACACTAAGAGCTTTAAAGTCTGATCTCCCTAAATCCATGATGGTAATACCTCCCGAATTATTCTACATGGAATCATTCGGTAAGGGCCCGTTTACTCAAACAGAGCTTTCTTCAATTGCTAGTAAGGTATATATACGTTGGGGAAATGAGAATATAGAACTTGGTGATGAGGAGTATTTTGTCATATACGATTCGATAATGGATATTCCAAGTAATAATGGAGGGAGAATTACCTTCCACTCCCCTGTGGACGCATTATCTACTCATACTCGAAACTATATGGCTCAACTGATAGGGAGAGGAAACCTTATTGTTAATGGAGGACCTAAAGGGATACTATACGGGAATGATACGACTGACGTAGGGAATGCAGCTATTACTCCGTCTGAATCCAAGAAATTGCAGGATGATTTCAAAAGGAAATATGGTATAGTGCATAAGTTGTATGAAATCATGGTGACTCCTAAGAAACTAGGGTGGATTACATTGGGGTCAAATACAGACCAATTGAAGCTTCATGAGGAGGATAAGGCGTGTTTGGAAGCGATAGCTCAGACGATAGGCTTTGACCCCAATCTGATTATACAAGGAAGTACTTATGATAACTCTTCTCAAGCAAAGAAAGCGGCATATCAGGATCTTATTATCCCTGACAGTGAATCTATAACAGAGGTTCTGACTAATGCTATATGTAAGGACAGGGCAATAATCAAAATGGACTTCACTCATGTCCCTTGCCTTCAAAAGGATATGAAAGAATTGGCGGATGCCTTGTCTACAGCCTCTAATGCTGTAGCTTCATTGTATAACAATCGGCTGATTACTTTTGAAGAAGCAAGAACCGAAATGTCCAATTTTACAGATATTGATCCTGATAACCCTAAGGGAGAATTTAAAAGTGAAATAAATAATGATGGAGACAAGCAAATACAAGAACAGGCTGGGGAAGCAGTATAAATCCTTAGCTTTTTATGCAAAGGAGATACAATATGATTCTGGCAGCAGAACTATCAGTGGCTATGCTGCGGTTTTCAATAACATTGATAAGTCCGGTGACATGCTCCTGAAAGGTTGTTTTTCAAAAAGCATACAGGAGAGAGGCCCGGGAAGTTCTGCTAATGATAAGATTATCATGTTGTGGATGCATGACATGCATGAGCCTATAGGACGCATTACGCTTCTGCAAGAAGATGAGAAAGGGCTTTACTTTGAAGCGTCTATTGATGATGTGGAAAGAGGAAATCAAGCGTTGAAGCAGCTTGAAAGTGGCACTTTGAACCAGTTCTCTATAGGTTATAGTTATGTATGGGAAAAATGTGAATATGACAGGGAACGTGATTGCTTGGTTGTAAAGGAAGTCATTCTGTATGAGATATCCGTAGTGTCCATAGGATGTAACGGAGAAACTGAATATCTTGGTCTGAAATCGGCAGAAGAATATGAAAGTGCGTTGGAGTCACTTCCGGTTGAAATAAGTGATGTATGTAAAGGACTTCCGATAAGAAAGAGGGAGGAAATCCAAATGTTAGTAAGAAAAGCGATGTCACTCGCTCGATACAAGCCGGCAGACAAGCCACTTGATGAAGAGGGAGCCGATGAAAAAATAAAACTATTTACAAAACCTTTAAAACTTAAAGAAGCATGAAATTTGACTTTTTAAGCAAAATTGATTTGTCGGTAATGGATGAGGTTTCCGTGAAGTCATTACAGGCGTTGCAGGACGCAATAAACGCTACTGTAGGCGATTTCATGGACGATACTATCGACAAAAAAACTTTTGAGGATAAATTAAATGAGGTTTCTCAAAAGATAGATTCCGAAAAGGAATTGGAAACAGTGCGTAAGGAACTTGGTGAGATGAAAGAGATAATCGTTCGCATGAAAGGTGCAATGCATAAGAATGAAGACGGGCAAATGGTGTTCAAGTCTGTAGACCAGCAGATTGAAGAGCAACTGAAGGATTTCATCACAGTAGGCAAGCATGGAGAGAAAACTGTGGACTTGAAAACGGCTTGTAAGCAGTCCCCCGGTTTTAAGAAAAGCCTTACGCTTGTTATAAACAAGAAGGAGGTTGAGCCCTTGAAGAGTACGGGTGTGGCACCACATTATAACATGACAATTGATAGTCAGTTATCTGTTGATCCACGTTCCCAGACTGTAATCCGTAAATTTGCCAATGTGGCAGCAATATCTACACGATCATTGACTTATGCGGAGTTCAATCCAGGTGAAAAAGAAGCTGAATGGGTTCCAGAAGGCGGTCTTAAGCCTATGATGAGCGGTACATTGGCAGAAGTTACTATCAATGCTGGCAAAGTGGCTCTTGGCACAAAAGTAACTGAAGAAACATTATCTGATTTGCCTCAGTTGGTTGCGGAGGTTAGGGCTGAGATTATCAATCGTATTGGTTTGAAAGAAGAAAAAGGTATTCTGTCTGGTACTGGTTCCGGCGGTCAGATTAAAGGGATTGAGAGTGATATACCTACATTCTCTTTGACAGCTCTGAAAGTAGATAAGCCCAACACTTATGATGTTATTGTTGGTATGTATACACAGATTGTGTCAATGTCCAATATGGCTTATCGTCCAAATCTTGTGCTTATGCATCCTCTTGACTATGCGCAGATGCAGTTGACTAAGGATGTTAATGGGCAATATCTTCGTCCTTTCCGTATTGGCGATGAACTGATTCAAGGTCTGAGAGTGGAAACCAGCACAGCAATCAAGCAAGGTGATATTTGGGTTGGCGATTTTAACTATCTTAACATCCGTGATGTATGGGTTCTTACCATTACACTTGGATGGGAAAATGATGATTTCACTAAAAATATGGTGACTATCCTTGGTGAAAAACGTCTTATGGCGTATATTAAAAAGCAATATAAAACTGCATTTGTCAAGGATAGGATTGCGACCGTTATTGAAACTATAACCCCTGCCGGTATTGGCGGATAAATTTATTAAACATTATGAAAGTAAATTTGACTAAAACTTATGAGGTTGAGTTCGCAAAGGACGGGGCCGTTTATAAAAAAGGTGATAAAGTAAGTGTTAATATGTTACTTGCAGGTAAGTTCTTCCAAGATGGACGTGTTGCCACTGTTCCTTCGGAATTGATGGAGGACGCTAAGAAAATCGGTGCTGAAGATTTGTTCAATAAAAAGAAGAACCTCAAAGATATTGTGTAATGTTGGTGGATTATACTTTTTTCCAAGGTGGTATTCTTGATATCGAAGGTGCAGTATTGAATATACATACTCCTTCTGAGACTAATAAGGCAATTGTTGACAGCCTTCAAGGCTTTGTAATGCAATATGAGCCGGAATATTTAGAGAAGCTCCTAGGGGAAAAGTTGTATAAGGAATTCTCATCCTATATTTCCAACGATGGAGAAACGAAGGAAAAAAGATGGGATGATCTTATAGCGCATCTTGTCATGAAATATAGTGATGGCGATAGGGAGATTTCCAAATCCCCCATCGCCAACTATATATACTTCCATTACTTGAGACATAATCACACTCAGGCGACTATTACAGGAGTGAAGGCTGATGGAGATGATGGTCGTCTTGTAAGTCCCGAAAGGAAAATGATGTTTGCATGGAACGACATGGTAAGAATGAATATCAGACTTGTGAGATGGCTTCAAGCCAATAATGCGGACTATCCGGATATCGCCACCGATTTCGAATTGATGGAAACAATTAATTCCTTTGGGTTATGATAATTGATATAATATCAGATGTATGTGCTTCCTTGTCAAAAAGAATGGATCAACAGATAAATTACATATATGGTGACAGTTCTTATATAAGGGAAACACTTCTTCTTCTTGGGAAAAGCAGGGTGACAGCATCGGGAAAATTCCCAATGATAGGGCTGTATGTTCCCTTAGACGAGGAAAGGGATAGTGAGAATTATTTTTGTAAGGCATCTGTAAACATAATAATCGCTACCAATACACTGGAAAAGTATACAAATGAACAACGTCGTGAGATATCTTTTGAAGGTATTCTTCGACCTTTGTATTACGGATTCATAGAAGAGTTAAAAAAAAGTGATAAATTTGATTTCGGTTACTCCGGTATTGTAAGCCATACATATTCAGAAAATTATAGTTTTGGAAGACGTGGTGCTGTTGATGTTGACGGTAAGGAAGTTGGCGAAAAGATAGATGCTATTGAAATAAAGAATTTGGATTTAACAGTTAAAAATCAGAATTGTTATGCGAACAGATATTAGAGAGTGCGGCAGCACGTCCGGATTTAATACTGGAATGAGTTACTGCCCCCTGCAACCGGACAAGGTCGCAGGTGTTATATTGGTCATTCATGGCAAAAAACTGCCCAAGGAATTGACTGCTAATGCTTTGGAGGAAGCCTGTCATGCTGATTATCCGGACAGAATTTATCCTATTACAGGATTTTCGGAATACGCGGTAAGCGGAGGTGAACCCAATACAACAGAAAATGGTTATGCCGGGTCGGAAATAACGGGCTATTCGGCAAGGACGGATACATTCACGTTGCGTAAGTTTAATCTAGCTTTACAAGCTAATCTTGTATCCAACAAGGATACATTGTTTGATATGTATGTTTTTGACAAGAATAATGTAATCTACGGAGAAGATGACGGAACAGATGAACTTGCAGGATTCGATTTGTCAGGGGTTTACCCTACAGGACAGGCTTATGATTCAAGCGGTCAGAAGGCTTATCTTGCGTTTAATGCGATGTATTCCGATACCGAGAAGATGATGAAAAACATGTCTGTAAAGCAAGCGGGTGTCAATTTGGAAAATGTTCTCAAGGGATTGAATTACGTTGAGTTTGTCAAAATGACATCTCCTGAAAATACATATAAGCTCGTGGATCATTATGACCGCACGGATCTTACTGCATATTATGGATCTATATTGTCTGGGAAGGCTTCAACGGTCGTTTCTGGTGCATCAGCACTGGAATACAGTAACGGTGTGCTTACAGCGACAGGAGATGTGCCGGTGCTTAAATCTCCTTCTATTTTACAGGCTAATGGGGTCATTGGAATTGAACAATGGGTACAATGAGAATTAATGGAGTCACATTTATAGAGTCCGAGGTGGTCAAACTTTCATTGGATGAGTTTGTCGCTCAGAATATAGATGTATTCTGGAAGGACATTTCTAGAGAAAGGCGGAAATCAAGGCTGGTTTCCGTATATAATAGAATTATCAATAACAGTAATTTAGGAGGCGGGGGAGATTGATCCCCCGTTTTGCTATGACATTGGAGGAATACGCGAGATGTTGGAAGAAATTGGCTGATGGCATTCAGCCAATGATAAGGGATAAGATGGAAAGGGATGTTCCTCAGTTTGAGGAATATATACGAGAACAGCTATATAGTGGTGTTGATGGCGATGAAAGTCCTTTAATTCCCGGATATACAGAGGACCCATACTTTAAAAAAACTTATGGAGAGCATTGGAAGAAAAACGCCGAACGCTATAAAAATTGGAAGACAAAGATACAGAAACCGAAACCTTCATATCTGGGTTTTTCTGCAAGAGGGAACAATACTCCAAACCTTATCATACGTGGAGATTTTTATAGTTCCATCACGGCAATACCAATATCAAATGGTATAAGGATTGCCAGCTATGGCGTTTCTTTTGGTTCTGATATTGAGAAGAAATATGGTTATAAAATTTTCAAGGTAAGCTCCAAAGCAAGGAGGCATTATGTTACGTACAGGCTTATGCCCTCTATTGAGAAATTTATAAGGAGGTGCGAACTATAAAGTATTATTAACAAAAAATGGAATTGAACCGAATTATGAAAAACTGCTTGTGCCAAGGGAATAAGTCAATGAGGGAAATGGAGCATATGCGATCAATCGCAGAGAAGGCTGCTGTTATGGATGAATGTGTTTATATATTATACAAGGTTGGAGATGTGTATAAATTCTGTCGTGAAGGTGAAAACTGGTCGGGTGAGTTTGTTGAATTCATATTTCCGTAAAATGGTGATTTTTATCATTCTATTATTTTGGCGTTTCCCGTATTATTTATTAATTTAGCAACAGCGATAGATAGAGGTTTCGCATAGAAAGATATTATATATTCATTAAGAGTAATGGATATGATGCGGTGGCCGACTCCTCTATATCGGTTGCCGCATTTTTTTATATCCCGTATTAAGATGTACGGAACATCTTGTGAACGAAAAGACATGAAAACGAATCAAATCATGATTCGCCCAATGGGTGAATTTACAGTTAGTCAGAGAACAAAAGATAGCTATTTTGACGGTGGGGACTTGTTACGTCAATGGAATTCAGTAAAAGGAAATGAACAAAGAAAAATGGATGAGTTTCTTTTGGCTAAAAGAACTGGAGATTTTATAGAAGCGCTCATAGCTGAAGAACGTGAAAATGGTTTAGGGGAAAATTCCCCTAAAATTGATAATCAGGTAGTTAAGAAGAGTAAGGTTAAAGAGAAGGGTAAAGCTGGCAGACCTAAAGAAGAAGTATGGATGCATCCTTTCTTATTTACCAAATTTGCCATGTGGATTAATCCTCGCTTTGAAGTAAAGGTAATACGCTTCGTATATGATGAGATGATTCAATACCGTAATTTAGCTGGAGATGCTTATCCTGCTATGTGTCATGCCGTTTGTTCAATACTCCCTGGGGATATATTCCAGAAAAAGATTAAGGACTTAGCCAAGTCTCTAAACATCATAGTTTATGGCAAACATGAATCAGAAATGCGTAATAAGATTGGCGATGAAGATAAAATCCGCGAATTATATGAGTTAGAATTACAGATAGCTCAATGGATAGATTTAGGCTTTATCAAAGACTATAACAGCCTTAAATCTACATTGACTAAATTGTATTACCGAAAATATCCCAATGTTCTCCCAATGTAAATATTGATTTTTCCTCAAATGTCTTGTGCGAAAAGATATTTATTTTTTAATTGAAAAACAAAACTATCATTTATGTTGTAATTTAGATTTTGTCTAAATTGTGAATGTAATATTTAATAATTGCGTTACTATATATTACTATGCGTTACTTAGTATTACTATTAATTGATATTGTCTTTTGTTTAATATTCATACCATTGTATAAGATAAAAACATCATTTACCTTTGTATATGTAACAAGTGCAAGGCGTTACTTGATGTTGATTAAATATTCTCCTATTGGAGTTTATATATGACTGTTCCGTAGTAGCTTGCACCTATTACGGAACTTTCTTTTTATACGATTCCAAGCGTGGATAGTATAAGGGAGGAAAGCAGGAGTGAATAATGGCACAATGAGGTTCGATCCCTCACCTGCTACAATCAGTCAAAATAAATCCCCGGAGGCGGAAGTGACTGAGCCGCCAACGGGGAACAATATTAATCTTATATCGCAAAGATATGGAATTTTAATAAGTTAATACCTATTGATGGGGAAAATGGCGAAAAAAGAACAATAAGTTCACTGCAAATTGCAGAAATTACAGGTAAGGCATATTGTGGCGTGTTGAAAGTCATTAGAAAGATGGATATTATGCGTGTGAAAATAACAATGAAAAATATATTTTCATTATTTGTTTGTTTGAAAAAATGTTGTACCTTTGTAGTGCTACAACTTACTATTAAATATGCCAATGGGATTTTTTATGCCCGTAAGGAAACTTATATATTAAAATATAGGCAGACGATATCCGTGTATCATCGCCCAATGGCAATGGTAGGTTGTAGCAAACTAGGATATTTGTCTGCTTTTTTATTTAATAACAAATAATTTCATTTCATGCTACAACCAAATGAAATCTATTTGAACGGGAATAATAGTACCGTACAGATTGCGTCAGCTCACGAAACGAGCAAGACTTTCTCCTATAATGGGAACGAAGTACTTTTTGACATCAAAGATGATGTTATGGTTAACGCCACACAGCTTGCTAAAATCTACGGAAAGCGTCCCAATGATTATTTGTCCTTACCTGCTACAAATCAATTAATTAACGCAATTACAAGAAAATATGGTATTTCTGAAAATCAATTAGTTATATCAAAGGCAGGTTCATCACATAACGGAGGTGGTACTTGGATGCACAGATTAATAGTAGTTGATTTCTGTCAATGGTTAGACATTGATTTGAAACTGTGGTGTACTGAAAAACTTGATGAGTTGATGCGATACGGCATGACCGCCACGCAGCCAACGCTTGAGCAGATGATAAACAACCCTGACCTTGTTATCAGTCTTGCCACACAGCTAAAGAGCGAACGGGAGGAAAAGCAACGATTGGCATTGGAAGTGCAGAAGAAGGAACAGGAGAAGCAGTCTATTATAGAAGAAACAAAACCCGCTGTAGTTTTCAAAGAATGTTTTACAAGTTCGTCTACCAATATTCTCATAGGAGATCTTGCGAAACTTATCACCCAAAACGGATATAAGATTGGAGAAATAAGGCTTTATGAATGGATGGTAGAGAACAAGTTCCTTATCAGAAGGCAGCGATACAGCAGATCGAAGAATAAATATATAAATGACTATATGCCTACACAGAGGGCGGCAGAAATGGGATTGTTCTTCGTGAAAGAAAGACCGATAGTATCGGGTGAAAATCCCATTTTTATAAAACATACCTGTTACGTTACAGGTAAAGGTCAGGTGTATTTTCTGAATAAGTTTAAATCTTTAATGGCTGCATGATCATGGAAATAAAAATGAATAATAGCTTAACATTTGATGAAGTAGCAGATAAGTTGGGATGTTCAGTGGAGGATCTTCAAAAAATAGCCTTCAAAAAAATATTGTTTTCGTTTGGTAGTATGGAAAGTTTGCGTACCTTTGTACCGTTCACAGATGACGATTGCATTCGTTACGTTAAGCAAGCGGTTAAGTTGCTCATATCATACATGGGCTTTTTTTATGCCCTTATTGGATATTGGCGGTTGCCTTTACGTAAGATTATAGTATTTGCTCTCGTAGCGAATGCGCCATCTGTGAACAGCGTAAAGTGCAACCGCTTTCTTTTTGATAAAGTTGCCACATATAATTTCTTATAATCTTAAATGTTCACAGATTATGGCAGAATTAGTATTTCAAAACAGCAACGGCAACGATGTGACTACTTCGTTACTTGTTGCGGAAGTGTTCGGGAAAGAACATAGTAAAGTAGTCAGAGACATTGAAAGTCTTTCATGCTCAGCGAGTTTTAATGCCGCCAATTTTGGCGTTATTACCTACATCGATAGTAGAAATCGAGAACAGACCGCTTATGAAATGACAAAGGACGGTTTTAGTTTCCTTGTCATGGGCTACACTGGGGTAAAAGCCGGAGAGTTTAAGGAAAGATTCATCAATGAGTTCAACAGACGGGAAGCCCTACTAAAGGATGATGATTACATCTTGATGCGCTCCCAGCAGATTCTACAGAAACGTATAGAGATTGCGGAGGAAAAGATTAAGTGTCTTGAACAGCAAAATTCCAAGCTCCAGCCCAAAGCGGACTTCGCCGACAAAGCCTTTGCAATGGAAGGCAAATGTGATATAGGACAGGCTGCCAAGATACTCGGCTTACCATTCGGACGAAATACCTTGTTCAAGAAGCTTCGTGAAGCAGGAGTATTCTTTGCTAACAGGAATGAGCCAAAACAGAAATATATTGATGCAGGCTACTTTGAGATGAAAGAAAAGCCTATCCCAAGAGATAATCATCCGGGCTTTGTCGTGATGGTTGTGCTATGCACACAGAAAGGGCTTGCATACATCAATTACCTGTTTGGTGGCAAACGTTCTGACGGAAAATTGATGAAGATAGCCTAATTTAGATTTTACATATTAATAAGTCTTTCCCACCTTGCTTACGAGGTGGGCAGACTCTTTACATCCGTTAACGTTGCGATTCGCAACATAACCCGAAAAGACTATGAAAACAATAGATAAACTTGAAATTATACTTCAAAAAATGAAAGAACAAAATAATAGACTTGAACGGATATACGGCAAGCATCTCAAACTGATTGTATGCACTGGGAAAAGAAGTGAGAAGGTGAAATTTAAACATGAAGATTGAAATGCTATGTTTGTAATTTATTTAGACAGTATTCTAAATTGTAAACAAATATGTCGTAATGTTTTGATTTGATTTTAAAAGTATATTACTTTGCTGAAAATAACCAAATTATTATAACTATATGAAAAAAGTATTATTTTTAATGATTGTTTCATTATTCAGTATGAATCTGAGTGCTCAAGTAATGAGAGCGGAAGAATTAGAAAAATATGCAAAGGAAAATTATGGTGATAAGTGGGTGGATGCGGCTGAAAATTTAGGTTCTTCATTGGTATTGGATAAGAATCAGAGTTTGACCTATGAGCAGATAATTAATTGTGGGGAACAGACTAAAGAGCAGTTATATATTACTTTAAACCATTGGTTTGCGGAATCTTTTAACGATGCGAACTCAGTAATTAAATTGAATGATAAGGATGCGGGAGTAATTATTGCTAAAGGATTTGTAGGAGGAATCGCTCAACATATTGGAGGAATGACAGCTTATAATGTTAACATCCACCCTGTTATAAAAGTTGATATTAAAGATAAAAAAATTCGTGTTACATATACGCTTCAATATTATGAGGTTGAGCAGAACATCGGAGGCGGATGGATGGGGGCTTTTTCTGCTGGTACAACAGGACAGCCTGCGGACACGACAAAGAAAACAGAAAAATGGGGTATAGAAACATGTTATCCTTTCAGCCCCAAAGATCAGCATAAGGCAAAGAAAACATCGTCTAAAGCATTGATTATGGCTCATGCATATTCCAATGTTATTATGGATAAAATAGAAGAAGCTGTGAAGAATGGTCTTGTGGGCAATGAAAATGATGATTGGTAATTTAAATAAATTATTTTTCACGGGGAGAAGTTTTTGCTTCTCCCTTTTTTATTTCCTCACCTTCATAATATCAATAAAATCACTATCTTTGCTCTTAGAAAGTGCATGAAGTCATGCACTACCCAAAACTTACGAAAAGACCATGGCAGGAGCAGAATTTAAAATTACTGATGCGATTGATCCTAACATCGTTAAGAAGTTAAATGAGATAAGGATTAATATTCAAACCACATCTTCCGAATATGCGAATTTCACAAAACAATTAAGTGATGGTATAAATTTTAAGCCGGGTAATCTAAGAGAATACCAGTCTAAAGTTGACAGTTATAATGCTACAATTACCAAATTATATGCTTCTCAAAATAGGTTGTCTGAATTACAGGCTAGTCAATTAAAGTTATTGACCGATATTTCCCGTAAGATAGAGCTTCTTACCAAGCCATTGAATACATTAGCAGACAAAATAACGGAAGTAAAAGTAAATTTGAGAGGTGCTTCCGAAGATCTGAAAAACGTGTCACAAGATGCGGAAAATGCTTCTGTTTCATTTCAAGAAGCATCTAAGAAAATATCCATGACTGCTGCTGATTTTGATTCAATCCGTCAGACGGTAAAGGCTTTTGATACACAAGCCTCCGAATTGAACAGTAGGTTAAGTGATAACAAAGAAACAATTTCAGCCTTAAGAACATCTCTGAGGGAATTATCGAAGGAGTATAAGAAAGGTGCTATCAGCGAAGAGGAATACAAGTCCAAAAGAGATGCTACGGTATCCCAGTTACGCACGCTGACAGAGCAGAATAAACAATATTTGGCGATATTGAGAAATCATACACAGGTAGCGATTGCCACTACAGGAAGCTATAACGAGATGAAGGCTTCAATGCTTCAGTTGGAAAAGGAATATTATAACCTTTCACAAGCTGCACGCGAGGGAGCAAAAGGTATGGATATCTTGAACAATATCGGCAAGCTGAATCAACAATTAAAGGATATAGATGCACAGATGGGCAATTACCAACGTAATGTGGGTAATTATGCTTCTGGTTGGAATGGCCTTAATGTTTCCATACAACAGATTGCGAGAGAACTTCCGGCTTTGTCTGTTAGTGCCAATACTTTCTTTCTTGCCATATCCAATAACCTTCCTATATTTATTGATGAGTTAAAGAAAGCAAGGGTGGAATATGAACTTCTTAAGAAATCGGGGCAGACTGCTACACCTGTATTTAAACAGGTATTGAGTTCCCTTCTTAGTTGGCAGACGGCTTTAGTTGTTGGGATAACTCTTTTATCGAGTTATGGAGGTGAGATAACCAAATGGGTGGGTAGCCTGTTTGATGCGAGAAAAGAAATTGATTATCTAAAACAGCTTCAGGAGGATTTGAATAAAGCTCAAAAAGAAGGTGTGAAAAATGCCCAAGATGAAGCTGTTAAATTGGATATATTATATAGGGCTGCTATCAATTTGAATAAACCTATGGGAGAACGGAAAAAAGCCGTTGAGGAACTGAAAAAGCAATATCCTTCATATTTTAAAAACATAAGTGATGAAAACATTCTTGCAGGTAAAGCGGCTGATAGTTATCAAAGGCTTGCATCGGCAATTGTTTCTGCTGCCAAGGCGAGAGCTGTGCAGGATAAAATAATAGAGAATGCAAAAAAACAACTTGAACTAGAAGCCCAAATTGAGGATAAGTATATAGAACAAGAGAAGGCGCAAACTAAATTAGAATTGGCAGAAAAAAAACGTGATAATGCTAGGCTATTAGCGCAAACAAAAATAAATCAATTAGGAACATCTGGAACAAAAGCATTAGCAACATCTTTAAGAACATCTAATCAAATAGCCGAATCACAATATAATTCAGCAAAAGCTAAAGTAGATAAGATAGATGCAGATTTATCTAAATTGAGAAAAGAAGCATCTGCAATAGACTTGGAAAATAATAGGCTGGCAAATTCTATTAACATTGGAGATGTTACATTTAATCCTCATTCTGCCGATAAAGCATCGGATGATTTAGCGCAATACATGGGGAATCTTAGGAATAAAATGGCTGACTTGTCCGTTTCTCTCATTAAAGATGAGCATGAACGTAATCTTGCTGCCATAGAGAAAGAATATAAAGACCAGATAGCAGCTGTAAAGGGATATTCTGAGGAAGAGAACAAACTTCGGGAAATGTTGGGCCAAGAGAGAATGCAGAAGATAGCGAAAGAGAATGAGGAATATGCTAAGAAGTTGGCAGAGGCTGAGAAAAAAAGGATCGAGGAAAAGAAAAAGTATACTGATGAGATGCTCAGACTGGAAGAGGAACAATCATCTCTCCGTATAGCAGCTACAAGTACTGGATATAAGGAACTTGAAAACATTATAACAGAAAATTATTCAAAAGGGCTGCTATCGCGAAAAGAATACGATGAAGCCATGCGTGAACTGGAGCGGAAAGCCGCAAACGAGCAATTACAGATACAGATAGATGCTGCTGAAAAAATGATTGAGATAGCGGAAGCATCGGGCGTGGTAAGCAAACAACAGATTGAAACGTTGAGAGAATCCATAAAGGCAATGGAAGCAGAGATAGGTTCTATAAATGCGGATGATCAGTTGAAAAAAGCGGAAGAGCAACAGGATATTACACGAAGGAATTTTGAAGCGTTGAAAGGTTATTCTTCTGCATTGAAAGATCTTGCATCGGATATCGATAGCCCGTTTGCCGGTATATTTGACGGGATGGATAAGGGATTCAGCATTATGTCTGATAAGATATCAGGCGTTTGGGGAGAGCTTACAGATGGTGAGAAAATAGAAAGAACTACCGAGATGTGGGGAGCGATGGTTAGTGGGATTGGTAGTACGATATCATCCATTTATGATCGCCAGATTGAAGCTGTTGAGGCTGAACAGGAAGCGAATGAGAAAGCTGGTGAAGAGGAAATTTCCCGTATAGAGGCTTTAGAAGAAAGAGGTGCTATAACGACTGAAGAAGCCGAAGCGCGTAAACGTGCGGCGGAAGATAAGACGGCACAAAAGAATGCCGAATTGGAGAAGAAAAAAGCTGCATTAAGAACAAAACAGGCAAAGTTTGAGAAAGCTACCAGTATAGCTGAGGCGGCTATACAGATAGCAGGTGGTATTTTGCAGACGATAAACCAATTGGGCTTCCCTGCTGCAATACCTATGATAGCTGCTCTAGGTGCTATGGGAGCGATACAGCTTGCTACTATTATAGCGACTCCTATTCCGAAATACGCCAAGGGTACTGATTCGCATAAAGGCGGGTTGGCTGTAGTGGGTGATGGTGGTGTTCCTGAAACGATCGTTACTGATAAAGGAGCGTATATCACTCCGTCTGTCCCTACTTTGGTTGACATCCCTAAAGGTGCGAAGGTTATACCTTATGCAGTGGATATGGACAGGATAAAGGCTCATGCAAATGATTTTGATGGTCTTATGGCATATAGAAGCGAAAACGATCTTCCTCCTGTATCAATAGTTAATGATTATAGTGAATTGGAGAAAAAGATAGGGCATCTGGAGAAATCACAGCAGATTGGATTTGCAAAATTAGCCAAGGCGATAAGAGAAAACAATTATCAGCAATTTTCAAAAAGTATCTGATTATGAGGTATACAAGTGACATATATGCACTTCCCTTGTCCGTTTTTATAGAGATCTATACCAATGATAGCAATACTATCGAATTTGACGATGAGGACAAAGGGGCTGCATCGGCAAAAATTATCAATGACTATATAGAAATTGTCGGGAGCAAACAGTTGTTCTCTGAGATATTGAATTGTAATGAGCGTATGAATCTTGCAATGACCGTGGAGTGCATGAAGGCATGTGAGAACATGATGAAGTTGAAAATGTATGATGAGGTGCGTGATATTCTGATGAAGATAGGTTATTCGTGCAAGAAAGGTGATGTAATGGCCATGAATGCTAGAATATCCGCGTTAAAATCCCGTGCACAATATGATTTGGATAAGATAAGTAAGGGAAAGAATGAGGAACTGAAGGAGAAGCCTACAAAACGTGGATTTATAAATGAAGTTGTCGCTATTGGGAAGTATAATAAGATGTATATCAATCCGAAAGAATGGACCGCCGGATCTTATGCCTGTCTTGTAAGGCAGACATGTGACGAAATCGATGGGTTGAATCGTAAAAAGAAATAATTATGTATTATCGATGTGAGTTACTTATAAATGGTCTGAAGTACAGGGTTACTGATGATCTTGAGAATTGGGACGAGGTGAAGGCTAGTTTCAAGAGAAATGACTATGACGGTGTTATCCGTACTTTTTCCAACAAATTTTCTTTTGCTGGGGATGCTAGAAGATTGCTGTTAAAACAATATGATGAAGATTATCTGAATGCTTCCGCTTCAATAATAATAAGTACAAGAAATAACAGTTGGTTGTATAATGAACGGTTTAGTTGCGCTCTCAATTTCTCTACATTGCAGGATAATGGTAGTATCTTACAGATAAATGCCGTGGATGATAGCGTGGCGTCCATGATCAAGGCGAAAAAGGGTACCCAATACGAATATTCGGTCGAAGAGGTGAAAAGCCCCATTCCTCTTGTTTATGACGGACTTGAACTTTCAGAATCAGCAAAATGGATTCCTACAGGTGATACATTGGAAGACGATGACACTCTTATTAATGTTTATTTCAGCAAGAAAATGTCACCAATGCCAATATATATAACTGCCAGTGATTCCTTAATAAAGGGGTCTCTTGAATTTAATGATCAAACAGTAGGTGGTGATGATGTATATTCGATAAAGGCCCTGAAATCAATTAGGATAAATATAGAGTTTAATATTGATATGTTTGTGTTTAGGAAATATCAGTCTGGTGTTTTGGGATATGATGTAAGAGGTGTGAGGCTCCAGATTATGAAGATAAGTAATGAGATTGATAGTAATGGGGAAGCGGTGACTACGGAAACGGTGATAGGAAGTTTTGAACTTACGACAGAATCAGAAACGCCAGTGGAAAAGAAGGTTTCGGAATCGTACAATATAAGTCTTTTGCATAATGATAAAATAATAGTGAGAGCTATGTATGTCAATGAGAAAGAAGAGATTGTACCTGTATTGCCGGATTTGCCATACAAAGTCTCAACATCAAGTTATTTTAAAGCATCATGGAAAAATCGAATAAACCCTGTTGAGATGGATGTTATAAAGCCCGATACATTGCTGAACAGATTGCTTAAAAGTATTAATGGAGAGAAAGATGGTTTGACTGGAGTGATTGAGGGGACAGGAGATAGAAGGCTTGATAATTGTATGCTCTTGGCGGCTGAATCAGCCCGTAAGATTCCTGGAGCCAAAATATATACATCCTTCACCAAATTTGCAAACTGGATGAGTTACGTGTTTGGTTATGCTTACGACATATCCGGGAATACAGTAACTTTCCGGCATAGAAGCAAATACTTCTCGGATGATGTTGTCAAAAGGATAGATGATTTATCTGATTATGAGATGAAGGTTAATTCTGCATTGGTGTATTCTCGGATACGGATAGGCTTTGACAAACAGGATTACGACACGGCTAATGGAAAGGATGAGTTCCGTTTTACGAATGAATATACCACAGGCGTGACCATGACGGACAATAGCCTTGAAATGATATCTCCATACCGTGCGGACGCATACGGCATAGAGTTCCTTGCTGACAAAATAGGTGAAGATACTACAGACAACGAAAGTGACACTGATTTATTTATGGTAGGGGTGAAATCTGATTCATCTGGACTTAAGTATATATTGAACAGAGATTATCTTATGGGTGGCGTTCTCAGCCCTGACACAATGTTCAATGCCATGTTTTCCCCTTCTTCTATGGTTTTGGCCAATGAAGCATACATCGGCTCATCTGTTGAGATGCTTACTTTTGCGTCATCAGATGATAATAGTGATGTGGGTATTGATGGAATGGGGGAAAGTAGGGATATAATTCTTTCAAAAAGGATGTTTACTGTGGCGGAGGTGGAATTTGAGACTTCGGATGTGGAACTCCCGGAAGATCTTACAGGAATTGTTGAACTGGAATACCAAGGCAAAGTTGTACAGGGATATTATCAGCAGGCTGATTACAATTTTACAAAATCACAAAGTTCAAAGGTAACTTTGATCGTGAAAAATTTTAATTCGTTATAAAGATTCAAATTTTAATTGTTATATTTGCAATGAAAGCTTGTGAAGTCACAAGTTACTAGAAACTTACGAAAAGACTATGATATCAATCGGAGATGTTTGTCCGTTATTCTTTAAACCGCTGAAATATAAATATTCAAATGCAGGATGTTTCAGACAAGTATTTTCTGTGTCAGACAACATCCTGCTGCAAATCTTTTGTGATAACGGCGAAAAACCTTCAGCTTATTTGAATGATAAGATCGGCAATATTTCCTCCAAGATAACACTGCTCACTTATGATGTAAATGAAAGCATTAAGATGTATTATGCCTCATTATCTCCTTCGGAGGGGATATATACAGTAACTATAGGCGATAAAGAATGTGAGGAGTTCTGCGTGTGTGAGAATATAGGTGATTCTATTCTGATTGAATATTCCCATAAAGATAATAATTCTGCGTTTGATAATATATTCTGGATTGATGAGGTCCGGCAGATGTTCCAGTTCAGAATAATAGGAGGATTCAAGCCGGATGGGGTGGAGTTGAAAGTTGAAAACGAACAGTTTGTGAATCAGAAGCAGGAGATAATAGAAATGTATTCTCTCCCTTATAAAACATTTGATTTTGTTTTCGGGACAAGTTGTGGCGTTCCGTATTATATAGCGGAGTTTATAAATAAGGTACTTTGCCTTTCTCACGTCAGCATAAACGGTAATTTGTTTGTACGGGAAGGGGATTCTGTTCCGGAAAAGATTGATACAATAGGTAAGAAACAGATGTTTATATATAAAGTGACTTTACGCCCTAGAGAAAACGATATTGCTGGGATCGGAGGCAAAACTGAGATCGCAACTTCTTCTTCAGGAATCGCGTTTTTACTAACTAATCCCGAAGAGGACGATGTGTTGAAATATAAGAAGGCGAAAGCTGCTTTTGTTAATGAAAATTACGTGTAATCATGGCTAGAAATCATCCTATAAAGATATTGTGGTACGGTTCGGAAACGGATGATGAAGGAAATCCGATTATACCGAAAATATCCCCGTCATTTGAAAAGCGACTGGAAGGGTTGAATGAGGGAGAGATATACATACATAATGATGATAATAATCCTTCTATTTACATAAGAACCAATAAGGACAGGGTTGTTGCCATATCGGGAGGTGCAAATATAGAGGAACTTTCCAAATACTTTCTTCGTAAAGATAAAGAAGATATCGCCAATGAGCTGATCACGTTTTTGAAAGGTCTTTTGATTGGTAAAAACGGTAGTGGAATTACTGTGCTTGAGAACGGTATGTCACAGGCTGTTGTCGATTATCTGTATGTCAAGGTCAAAGCCGTTTTTGATGAACTTGAGGTCAAGAAGAAAACGTATGTGGGTGGCGAGCAGGTGATTTCCCATGCAGGTATGAAATGCAACCGTGTAGATGAGTTGGATGCTGTTTACCGTTGTTATTTCAAGGAAGAGGAAGACGGAATTGAGATAGAGAACCAGTTTACTCCGGGATCTCTTGCCATAGCCCAGGAGTGCAATATCAAGACAGGCGTTTCTCATCATGTCGGCAACCGCTATTACTGGCGGTTGGTCACAGCAGTGGGTGAGAACTATATAGACTTGTCCAAGACCGTATGTGATCCTAATGTCGAGAACGATGTTCCGGTGGCAGGTGATGATATCGTGGGGTTAGGTCATAAGACCGATATGACCCGACAGGCGGCGATAATTCTCTCTTCGGTGAACGAAGTTTCTCCGTCCATCATCATGTATCAGGGTATTAATGATTTTACCTTGACCGGGAAAGACGTTATATCTTTTGATTTTGACAAATCTACCGGCAAGTCCCGAATGAAGGTGTACGGAGATACGTACATTGGTGACAGGGACCGGACCACTTACATGGAATACACTCAGGATAAAGGTGTTGATATCAAAGGTATGTTCCATATCGAGCAGGGTTCCACCGGATGGCGTAACATGGAAGGGCTTCCGGATGAGATACAGGCGGCGGCAGATCTTGCCCAAGAGGCTAAGGATGCGATAGACAATGCGGCTGTCGGCTCGGTCAATCTGTTGCGTAACTCCGGGTTTACCGGAGATTATGAGACAGAGGACCTGTCTGCCGCTACCGAGCTATCGGCGGATACCGAACTTTTTAGCAAGCAACTGGAATATTGGACGGGAGTGGCTACTGTATCCGCAGATAGTGCTGCCGGCTCTGGGTATTCTGCTTCAATCGGTAGTTTGTCCCAATCCGTGTCCTTGATTAAAAATGAAAATTATGTTATATCCTTTAAGGCTAAAGGTACGTCTGTGGCTGTTTCGTGTGGTGATTTCAGCACAACTCAGCCTCTTGCGTCCGATTATCAAAGATACACTTTCAAGTTCGCTTTTAATGGTACAGGTATTTTCATGCTTAGCAGTACCGCAACCATTTGTGACCTTCAACTAGAAAGAGGGACCATTGCCACAGACTGGAAGCCGTCCATTTTGGATAACGACAAGGCAACAGCCGGTTTTCAGTCAATCAATTATATCGCCAGCGCGATTAAGGATGGATCTGTGGATATCCTTGGCGGTTTGATATTGGCCAATATGATTCAGTTAGGTAACTACAAGGATGACAAGTTACAGAAGGTCACTGCCGGAGTAAGCGGCATATACAATGACGATGATGATGTGGCATTCTGGGCAGGTGGCACGCTTCAACAGGCTATATTAACCGTGATGAGGTTTCGTAATGATCCGAATTATCAACCTACCGATGAAGAATGGGAGAACATGGCGAATTTCGTTGTCGCTCATGGTGGTGATGCGTTTTTAAGAGGATATATCTATGCTTTGGGTGGTAAGTTCAGAGGTGTGGTTGAAGCCTTGGGCGGATTTTTCCGCGGAAAAGTAGAAACATCTGTTGACGGGAAACGCATTGTCATTGATCCGGATAAAAATACTCTTGAAATGTACACAACTGAAGGACATGCCACCTTGATATTAAGGTTCGACACATCATCAGACGGATGGGAGTATGGTGATTTGATTCTACGGAAATATGTAGGGGACCAATTGATACAAGAAACGACTGTATATCCGGAACGTATCAGAATACAGAATCATGTGGAAAATACGGATATTATTCTTACTCCCAATAACGTTTCTTTTTATGGCTCTAAAGGCGAAACTCTGTTGGTTGGGATGAAACCGGTATATGACGGGGGGGCTGTGTCTAAATATGTGGCAAATATTGAATGCAGTAATTGGCCGTCTAAAGATAACGTCAGCTCCGGGCAGGTATATGTGGAATATGAAACACTTGAAGGAATAGTGACAAATGGAGTGTTAAAGGTAAGAAAGTGATATGGAACTTAATAGTATTAATAAAACAGGTACTTGGAGTGAGGCGGCAGATCGGCTTAACTACAATTTTAGTAAGACTTCTACCGAGATTGATAAGGTCAAGCAGAACAGTGTCCGCAACAAGGGATTGTTTTCTACGGAAGAAGCATTGCATGCTGCTGTCCCATCTCCAGTTGTGGGCGACTGGGCTGTCGTGGGGGATACCATACCCGGTCCTATATATGATTGCAAGATAAAGGGGAAATGGAGTCCTACAGGAACAACCGGAGGCGGTGGAAGTGTTGACCTTTCCGGCATCTTGACAGCCGAGGAGATAGATGATGTAACATCAATATTATAGGTATGAAAATTAATTATCAGTCCGATTTTAAGATCATAGAGAAGAACTTGAATGGGGATGTGAATACTCCCTTCCGGTTTACTTACTTCAATCCGTTTAAAGGACAGTTTATAGCCTCCTTTGACGGACAAGAGTATGTGGGTTGCAGCCGTATGGAAGATGGCAGTCTGCTTGTTGCTTTTGACAACCCCGGTTTCTCTCCCGGTATGTTGAAGGTCAAACGGGAATACTTCATCTCTGATGCTGACTTTAGAGATGGCATCTGCAACATTGTATCTATTGAAGATACAGGGATTGTGCTGACTACTGGAAAGACCGATGAAAGCACAGCGGAAATAACATCTTATCCTGGTTATGTCGTCTACAATGCGGTGCAGAGCGTATCTCTGTCAGATCAGGAGTATGATGATGTGCTGAGTGATTTTAATAGTTAATAAATAATTACATAAAATAACAACAGTCCAAGTTCCGGCGGAACTTAGGCTAAAACAGGAGATATTATGGTAAAAATGCATAAACTGACGAAGGGTGGACAAACCATTTACCCGGCTACCATAACTGATGCGGTGGTTAACCCCAAAACGCGTAAGAGCTTGACTACGGAAATATCCGAATTGGAAAGTTCTTTGAATGGTGGTGATACCGGATATATCAATCTTAATATCCAATCGTGGGTAACAGGCCAGTGGACGGGAGAAGGATCATCATTGACTCATAATGATAACTCTTCTTATAAACGTAATACTGAGGTGAGTACTCTTATTAAAAGAGGCGCAGTTTTAACAATGTATGAAGCATCCGGAAAACAAGTGAAAATGAATGGTTATGGTATTACATTCAAGTTCAGAGATTCCGCAAAAAATAAGGTAGAATGGAGCTGGTATGAATCCGGTAATGGTATCCAGATTGGGAATACTGATGCTGTTGAGATTTATATGACTGTTGCATCATCCGGTATAGAGTCTTTGAACGGGTTTGTAATTAAGGGAGCTTATGTGAAAGGAGCCGGGGATAAAATCAGTGAGCTGACAGAAAATGTGGAATCTTTGGAACGGTCTACGGCCGACAATATAGAACATATATCCAATCTTGACGAATCGGTTAATGGTGGCAATATTGGACGCATATATATTAATGAGAATGATCTGGTTACCGGACGCTGGACAGGTGAAGGGAAAAATCTGAAAGCAGATTCGATGGAGGGATATTTGCGAACGAAAGAAATATATGACATAAACTTGAAAGCCGGTGACTTGGTTTCTGTATATGACAAGACTGGAAAACAAGTGAAAGCCAACAGTCTCGGACTGAATATGAAGTTTAAAAACTCGACTAATACATCATCCATCATCTCCTATCAGGACAGCGGTACTTATTACAAACTCAATGAGGATGCGACGCAGATGGCATTTTTTGGAACTTCATCGGCCGTTGAAAAGATTACCGGTTACTTTTTCAAAGGATTTCGGGTTAAAGGCTTTGACGAAAAAATCAGTGATGTAGATGAGTCTATTCACAAACATATTAATGATGTAAAAATCACTGATTTTTATCGTTCTCTTAAACTACTTTTCATAGGTTCTTCTTTTGGAGTAGACACGATTAATTACGTTGGAGATATAGCGCACAGTTATAATTTTAAGATTGTTATCGGCAACCTTTATGTTGGCGCATCTGGTATTAAGGATTATATAACATTTTATGAGTCCGACCGCAAAATATCCTACTATAAGTGGGGGTTGAATGCCACTGTCTGGGAGAATGGCACCAGTACGGTAAGAGAAGCCTTGTCCGACGAAGCGTGGGATTTTGTAGTAATCCAGAACGGAGCATATCAATCCGCAGATGAGTCAACCTATTGGGATCAGGACGAGAAAGGGAATATTACCAAGAACTATGTGAGTCTGTTTGCTGACATCATTGATAGATGTTGCCTGTTCTCGCATCCTGTAATCTGTTTTAACATGACATGGGCGTACAGCGTATATCATACGCTCTCATCATCGCAAGGGTCGAAAGACAAGTGGCTGAGTTTCGGCATTAATCAAAAGCAGAGGCAGCTGGGTATGTATACGGAATTGTGCCGCTTGGCTCAAAAGGTATTGCAACATTGCCCGAAAGTAAAATTCGTCATCCCTTCCGGAACAGCCGTACAAAATGCCAGAGGCACGTTTTTAAGGACCGACACGACCATACAGGGAGTTGTGTCTCAATCCAATCCGGAAACGGGCACTCCTGTTACAACCGTGGTCCCAACCATAGAAGAGGCTGAATCAATGACTGATTTGAATCAGGCTGCGGTAGATTTTCCATTTATGGCCGGTAAAGATAACAATTTTATGAACTGGCATTATGGTACAGATTTGAGCAGGGACTGCCTGCACATGACAGAAGGGATCGGAAGATATCTGGTAGGAGGCGCCTTATGGCAGATGATTGGTTATAAACTTAGTCACTTAAACTTCTTAGGGAATACATACCGGACGACTAAGGAAGACAAAACGAATTACAGAATCATAGCGGTTACTGACAGAAGAGCTAATATCGCTCAAAAGTGTGTGATTGCCGCATTGGATAACCCGTATGGGGTTTCAGACATTACGGAATAAAACATATACTTATGATACGAGAACTAATCATCAGATTAATAAACCGTCTGTCCGTTGAAGTACACCCGGATGCGGAATGGTTTTAAGCATAAGGGCTGACCTACACCAAGATCAGCCCTTACGTATTATAGTTATCGTATCATAACTATAATTTTATAACAAAAATTACTCAACAAGCACTCCGTTGTTTACACTTGCCTTGCTAACCAGACATGAGTAATCATAATCATTTTTAGAGATCTCCATACAATCTTGCAATACATCAGACTTACTTACTCCTGCTAATATTACATTTGAAAAAAGACTATTCGTAAAATGTACGGTATCGACACGACCTAGCAACAAATTTTTATTACTTGCAAATATGACATTGTCAAAATCACATTTTGCATCGTCCAAAGTATTATCTATAGAAACAAATATGGCTGTTGTAGGGATAAAGTTTTCAGGCATTTCCCATTCTATTATGGAATTACATATCTTTAGATTTTCAATAGCGTTAGAATTAGTAACTGACTTATAATATAGCGAATACCCAACTTGGCGTGCGGCATCGGTCACCTTTATTTTGATTCTTGCATTTATTAGTTCTATATCTTTGATTTCTGTTCCGCTAACTAACAGTCCGTTATTGCCAATGTTTTGGACAATCGTTCCAAATACTGTACAATATGTAATTTTATTTTCTATGCCAGTACCTCCCCTTAAAGAGCCTGAATCTTTTAATGTAATGTTATAAACATGTACGTGATTTACCAGAGACGTATCTCCTATAACAGATCCACAACCCTCCACATAACAATTCTCTATATACCAATTGGAGTATTCCATAGTAAAGCCTCCATTATGCCCAGAAAATGCAGAACCTAGCTGACCGGGATTTATCACCCTACAATTGGCGCATATCAAGTCTATATTTTCCGACAATCCTGAAGATGTCAAAAAATGAAATTGATATCCCTGCGCTCTGGATGATTTTGTCTCGCAGTTCAAAAAATATGACTCTTTGAAAACAACGCCATGATGCTGATGGTCCATAAATGTGCAGTCTTCCCAAAATATATTATCCCCAATGACAGCCACTCCATCCCTGCTTCCGGAACCTCTTAATGTCAAATGACTAATATCAAGACAAGCCACATCACTACCAATTAACATTTTCGAGAAGAACCTGTTAGCTTCTATTATGTGTGTGTTCGGAGAATCAGACAATGATACATAATAGTAACAATCCTGTTCAGACCATCCATCAACATATTTACCCCCACTGAACCAAGATGATTTATCAACATGGGTATCAAGATATGTCATTGCCTCTGCTTCTTCCAATGAATTCGTGTCATATACGTTGCACATCCTTTCTCCATCTAAGTACACCTGATTCATTCCACGTTCCGCCACAGCTTGATAAGCATGAATTTTACAACGATAGATATGATTATAGCCACTCACCTTTTCCCAGTCTGTTAGAACAGACAGATAATTTATAATAGGTTTTTCCCCAAGGCCATAGGCAGATATTCTTATATTTCGAAGGTTATTTATTAATGAGAAGTCATCTCTGAACTCACTTCCTCTTTCTATTAATAGCACGTCACCGTCAGTCAATGATGAAAATGCTTTGTGCAAAGTTTTAAATGGCTTGTCACGTGTGTTGCCTGGATACTCATCGGAACCTTTTGAAGAAAGATAATACGTATTGCCATTTATCTGCCTGTCAATTTTCTCTCTTTTGATAAAGAACCTTGATTCTGCTGATAATCCGTGATATGGACGAGCATCATTAATAGAATGAGATAAACCGTTCAAAGCTTCGAATACAGCTCCACTGCTTATCGGAGTTGTATTCATTAATTCTGCTTTTTGCGCTGTCTTTATTGAAACACCAAATAGACCTTTAGCCTTCCAAGCTACTCCGTTAGGATTATGGGCAGGTGATACGGAAAATCTAAAATATTTACAAGATGGATATGAGGTCGCATCAAAAACATTATTATCACTATCAATCTGAACAATTACGCCTGAATTTTCGTCCTGATCAGAATAGACAAAAAATCTATGAATCTCATAACTTCCTGTTATGGGGTATAGGATTGTAACAGGAACAGAACTATCAAAGGGTATAAATTCTGTAATTGCATTATAAGAAGCATATACTGCCTTTCCGCTTGCGTCCAATGCGGTATTTCTTTTTGTTTCTGGTAAAGTTATCTCTTCAATCGGACTTGTCAAATTTTCAAGCCTAGAAACGGTTCCTTCTATAGAATCTATTTGCTCTTTATTTATCCCCGTTTCTACCTCCATGCCAAAAAATCCCTTGATCATCCAAGGTTCGACAACTCTAGGAGTGTAAGAAAATCTAAAATAGGTACAATTAGGAAATTGTTTTGAATCAAATGTGTTGCCTGACAAAGAGATCTTATGTATTTCTGATGCACCTTCATCGGCTTCATTATACACTAGGACTTTTAAAATAGTCTTATCACCAGAGGAAGAAGCAAGAGTAACAGGCTCAGAAGGATTGAATCTTATAAATTCCACACACGCTACTGAAGATGTAGGTGCCATAACTCCACTATCATTTATCCCATAACCATTTTTAAAATAAGATGCAGGAAGCTGTAATTCTTTAATTTTACTAAAATTAGTACTCATAAGCTTCACATCGTTCTGCAATCCGATATAAGAAGAATCATTTTTTGATATAACGTTTTCACTTTTTTGAGTTAATTCGGATATTTCCGTAGTCAAGCTCTTACGCGTTTTGGGATTAACCACCGCATCATAGATAGTAGCCGGGTAAATGGTTTGTCCGCCCTTGGTCAGTTTATGCATTTTTACCATAATATCTCCTGTTTTTAGCCTAAGTTCCGCCGGAACTTGGAAACAGTGTTGAAAATGAATGAGATAAGGCTAAACTGAGAGATTGGGTAGAATTATTAATATATATTCGCAATATATATACCTATTTTCTACCGCTCAGACATATATTTTGATTTATTTTGAATTTATTTTGTCATTCTTGTCGGCAAGCTTTTGTGTTTAAATGTTAAATATTGCACAATACAAGAAAATATATTGTGATTTGTTTTGTTATTATATCACAATATGGAATATTTGCATTGTGATAATGAACAACAGATAATAACAAACAAAAATTATAAGATTATGAACAGTTATAATATTTATGAAGAGAATAATGAAGCAACGATATTATATCACGCGATTGCACGTGATGAGGATCAGGTAATGGAACTGGCTAAAGAGGCAGGGATTGATATGGATGGGTTGAGTATAGAACTGGAACGGTCTAATGTAAAGGATCAGTTGGGAAGAGCATTATCAGCAAGAATAGAGGATGCGTTAATATATTAATTATGGCAAGAAGACGATCTATTACCCTAGACCAAGAGTCTAGGGTAATATCCTTGTACAAAGTAGGAATGGCTATTAAGGAGATAATGAAGGAAACAGATATAAAGTCTGAGCAAACGATATATAGGATATTGGACAGCAATGGTGTGCCCCGAAGACCGAAGGTTAATGGTGTGAAAAGAATACTTGTTATGATAGAAGAGGATGTGGCAGCTATCTTGGATAAGGAGCAATCGGTATCATTATATGTCAATGAGGCTATAAGATTTTATCACGGTAACCGGCATTAATGCCGGTTATTTTTTTATTAAAACTATATTTAAAATCACGTTTTGAATCGTGTTGTTTAGATAAATTAAAGTCATATCATTTCGCAATACCCTAAAAATACCCACGAGAAAAAAATATTAAAAATACACCAATACTTTTTGTATAACACCCGATGTTTTTTTATCAAAGCTTTGATATATCTTAAAAATATACCAATTATATATTATATTTTTTCGACACGTAATAAGCCAAGGAGGCGACAGAATAAATTGCAGCGCAATCATCTGAACCATTATAATCCAATATCCCATCCATAAACTCATTGTATTGCGGGATCTCATCATAGTCAGAACGAAACATCACATTATTTTTGATAAAATCCAGAAAAGCAGATACCCTAGCATCTGTTCCCATATTTTTATGCATAATTCTGACATCGTATCTATCCCTTAAGCCCCGTGCTATGGGGAAATAATTTTTCTCACTTTCAAACAATACTTCCACAGGAGATATGCCCTCTAAAAATGACAGGAGAACAGTCTCATCAAATGATTCTGTATATGTCACATTATCTATATATATTCCCTCATTTACATAGCACGAAACGATAATGAACTTTCCGGCATATTCGGGAAGAACATATACAAGTCTTGTCCCCTGAATATTTTTAGACATATCAAAATATCTCATATCTTTATTTTCCTGTTTAATTTTACTTCGTTTCCTTTTCAAGGAGAAACGAGTATATTCATCCTTGAATACCCATACGGTAATATATCGCAGACAATCCACCAAGTGACCGTATCTCTCATAAGACTGTCCTGTAATCTTATCCTTTACTCTTTTTTTCAGCATCCCTCCATTAACGTCCTTCTTGGCATTGTTATAATCGACTATCGAGTTTTTACATCCATCATCTACCGAAAATGACATTCCCGAGCCTCCATCGAGCATGTAGTTTACAAATTCACCTGACATCGGTACGGACGGGTTAGAAGCCGGTATCCTCTCCTCAACATGGTAATCGCTTTCCAGCCCTTCCACGAACTTATCAAGAAACGATCTCTTCTCTTCGTCTATAGTGTTCCCGTTTCTTGTCGAAGCATCTCCGTACAGATACAGCATATCATTATACCTTATTGATTTCAGGTAATCTACCGCCATTTTTGAAGCCTGTGTTGCCGTGTTGAACGGATCACTGGCGCATATCTCGTTAAACTGCCTTATACTACTTCCATCCACCTGGAAAAATGATATTGAAATATAAGGGAGCACATTGTTATCAATTGATATATGAACCGGCATCCCTTTAATGTAGTGTGTCGTTTTTATGTGTTTGTTTGAATCAAATGCATACAGGAACTCTCCTCCTGTCTTAATGCTTCCCCATTCTCCCAATGCGTATACCCTGTAGTAATTATAATCATGATCCTTGTACCATTGGTAATTAGATATCGTCTGTCTGTCATAGTATCCATACTTCCCGTCCGGAGAACCTACTACCCAGAAGTTGTTCTTATACGAAGAATGCAGCTCTACCGTATCCGATGGATATCTTTCCATTTTTCCCGTACGCTCATTAGCTATCATTCTAGATTTATTATATCTCTTTCCTAATATCCGGCTATAATCCTTAGGTAATAAACTCCTTTTTATCGGATATCTTACTTTCCCGTACAAATCATTCGGATGCTCATCCCACTCGTATGTATCAAGGATCTTGGTTTTTATCCACGAGTCCTCTGATACTGGATTAAAGTTGCATATAATCTGTAGGCCCTCCTTTCCTCGTAGGCGGAAACGTATTTGTGTGAAATCCTCATATTCAAACTCAGTGGCCTCTTCCATCACTATCCAGCGATATCCTGTGATAGACTTTATCTTCTCGGGATCGTCCAATCCTGTAAAATCGATTTTGCAACCATTTATACAGGTTATATTATTTTCCTTTGGAGCGAAAAACTGACTCAATTGAAGAGCTTTCATTTGGGTCTTAAACTCTTCATATACCGTATTCTTAAGACTGGCTCCAACTTTTCTCACAACGAGAGCCGAACCCTCTCCGGAGAATACAGACAACAACACGGATTGTGTCGTAGATACAGATTTCCCTGATGAGGAACCACCTCTGTTTATAATATACCGGATATCCTTGTCATGCATCGCCTCACGGATATGCCAAAACAGGGGATTAAACAATTTATACGAGAATACCATCTCTATCATTGCTCGTCCCCAATTATCATGCGCACATTGGTACTGACATCACTTTTTACTGGAGCATCCCATCCAAGCATCTTGCTTATCTGTGTAATGGCGGCTATTTTGCTATATAGCCGTATCTCTACTCCATATTGAGTATTCTTAATCGATTGGATGCAACATCGGACTGGTTTTGGTATATCATCAAGAGAACGGACAATAAACGTATCTTTACTTTTTAATTGAAGATCTATAGGGTCTACATTTACCACATTTGTAAGAAAACGCAATGCATCTTCCTTCTTCATGTCAGACTTTTTTAAGATATCAGCCTGCAATTCATTTACACGGGATGCGACAGATGGATTTCTCAGCAATTCAAATGCACGCTTACTAACGACCCCATCCTTCCATCCAATACTATTAGGGTAAGCTTTCCGATATGCATCTGTAGCATTACCTGTTTCTATATAATAATGACAGAAATTTTCTCTATTTGCTACGAGTTTTTTTCCCATAAAAGTCTTTTCGTCCGAAGAACGTACCGTGCTCCTTTACACGGAAACATTATAATTCAAAGTTACAAAAAATCTGAATAAAAACAAAACTTGTCATTTAATTCATTTTCTTAAAAGTTCTTTATCATGTAAACCGTGATCACAAGCTGTCTTATAAGCTCGATCCCGTAGTTCGTTCAAATTAATATTATTCATTGTCTATTTTTTTATAATCCTTACATCCATTACGATAAAAACCACCATCATATAAATCACTGTAACCATGGTTCACTTTAAACCGAAGAGGATGGTTTAGCGCACAAAGATCACTATAGTGCTGTTTAGCTGATTCTTCAATTACTTTCTCCATCTCATCATCATCTAATACCCTTTCGTCCGGTTTAAAATTCTTGCATGTATCACAGTAACGGATAGGTTTACGTTCTCCTTTTTTCCCTGAAGGCTTTTTAAACCCTTTTAGCCAACAGCTTTCGTCTTTGATAGGGCAACATCTACAGTAATCATCAATATCGTAAAATTGACAGTAACCGTCACAGAACCATTCTCGAAACTCTGTAAGCATTTTCTCTTTTATAAGTTCTTCCTTCATTTCCTTATTCCTAATTTAATTTCTTCATCCTTGATTATTTTCCCAATCTTATCGGCTTCCTCATATCGTTCCTCCCTTATCAACTTTCTTTGCAGCTCCGAGAGCTGGTTAAGGAAAACAATATCGTTACGATCTGACACACGACGGACATATCTTTCTATATCATCCAGCTTATTCTCCATGCGTATATGCCACTTGCTTACCAAAATTAAAGTAAATGCTAGAGCACAAACATTTAATGAGGCAAGGATGAATTTAAATATTGATTCTGCTATTTCCATAATCATATAAGTTTTAATGCTTCCTGTAAACCTGCTTCAAGTGCGTCTTCGTAGACATCCCATTTACCACCATCATTAGGCCCTTCATAAACAGAACTGACTATATGAGTTCCATTGTTAGCTTTAGATATTTCGTATCCATAACCACAGGCACAGTTATATACACATATATGAATATTCTTAGTTTCACGAAGCCACTTTTGGGCAACATACAACACTGGACACAAAAATTCAACTGGTTCGTTATCTATTTCCGTACAACATGACATACTTTGCGGAATGCTGTATCTTCTAATAATATTATCGCAACTTATTGTGTGTTCACACTTCCAATTAAACCCTTTCTCTTTCAGCAACTTTGCTGTTTCTAATGTTACAAGTTCTTCGGTCATAATTTTATTCTCCTTTTAATTTCTTTATTAGCGCATCGGCATAACTAAGGCTCCTTTGGGCTGTCATATATGAACCATTACTCATTCCCTGTTCATGTGGATTGCTGCAAAATCCTTGCATGGCAGCTTTCGCTAGTTCATATCGCCTCTGTTCCCAGTCAATAGCTGAAAAATCAAGTTCGCATTCCTTGAATACCATGTTATCACATACATATAAATAATCTCTGCTATGTTGAGAGTTGATGTTTAATTGGGGAGTTACATCCACCAAAACCCCTGTTGATTTTACTCTTGCTTTCATAATTTAATATTCTGATTTAATAATAGTACCAAATGAACGATACCTACGCCAAACCATATTTCCACGTTGAATACTAGTAATCCAATCACAAGCCTTAAATACTTGTCCTACATTATATAAAAATGGTCGTTTTTGTATTTTTCTTTTTATTCTTGCTTTCATATTTAATCGAAATACATTACTTTCTTACCTATACATACTTTGAACCTTGAAAGACGTTCGCTATGTTGTGTGATATGGTTAGGATTATATTTGTTAACAAAACATCCAGTACGTTTATGGTATCTAACACAAGCATTCTCTGGAGATTTAGCCAATACCTCTTTTTCATCTCTAAAATCAAAAAACAAATCATCTCTGTATGATACCTTATACCACTTAACTTGGTTTCTTATCTTTTTAAAATACTTTGCTTTCATCATTCCTCCTTTGTTTTAAAATGTTCAATCAGTTCGTCTACGGTGGCCTTGCGCCATTTAGGAGATACTGATATACTGTCATTGTTTTTATTATAAGCCCAAATTCCTTCGGGTGAAATAAACCACTGAAACTTATCTGTATCATCCCTCAATGCAGCTAAAGCCAGGAAAAGATCTTCATTCGTTCCGCAATCAATAAGACCATCTATTTCTTTAAGACCATTTGTTTCATAATCGTCCAATGAATAAACCGAATTAACTCCAAATACACAAGTAAATAGATTATGCCAACCTAAATATGGATTACAATAATAGCCAAGTTCTTTTAATCTATTTCTAATATTAGCAGTATTCTTGTGTATAAAACACTGTGTTGTAAATCCCATAATTATTCCTCCTTATCTATCTTAATATCAGTTACTTTACCACGACTGACAAAACAGAAACATCCCATCACATTACACAGGTATGATTCATGCTCCATCTTACACTCTTTACATTCTTTACACAATGAACATTCACTGCAAACGAAATTTTCATTGAACGTTTTGCTCATTTCATGCAGCACTCCATCAATTATTATTCCGTTCTTTACTTCCATACCGTTCATTCATTAGAAGTTACACCCAAACACAATACTTTGTCAGAAACGCCTATATCGTCAAATTCCAAAGTTAAATACTCTGTATCGTAAGGATAAGGGTATCTGCAATTTTTCAATTCTTCATCCGTCAATTTGCGTCTGACACGCATCTCGATTTCAAAATCATCGGGAAGGTTCTCTATGATTTTTCTAAGTTGTCCTACGTTCTTTATTTCCATAATCAATCTCCTTTCTCTTTAATTCGTTCCAGTACATCTCTGTTGGCTTCGAGTATCTCATCGAAAGAGGGGATAGGCATCCAATAGATGGGTTTACTATTATGGCATACCCACTTCCCGTTCATTACAAAAGCTACTTCGTAATAATATCTGCCCTCGTAATTAGTCCCAACCAAAACACTTTCTAACTCTTCTGGCAACCGTTCCTTAACGCTTATCCAAGGCGATTGCTTGGACTGCCATTCGGCACCTTGAATAAAATTTATCTCTCCAAACTTTGCCAAATCTTTACCAAACAAAGTTCTGTCAACTGTCCTGTGATTGAACAGGATATTTTCCCTTGCTGCTTCTTCCAATGTCTGTTTCATATCCTATTCTTTAAAGTTTCTCATGTATTCGCAATCCTCATCACATACACCTTTCTTTGCACAGTGAGGGATATTAGTTCCCCACTCATATTCAAAATTATAACATAGGTTTCTGTATTCTTTCCTTCTTTCCGTAGAACCAAGTGTTCTTGCTGAACTCCATGATTCATAGTCATTGCTAGACGCCTCTTTAAGAACGCATCCATCATCGTTATATAGCTTTCTAACTTCATTCATATTTGTTCCGTTTTGAACCATTTACCTGACACCAGGAGAATGGTAATTATTCGCAATTAAATTCTAATTGCTCTATCAGTTAACTGTTAATCAACTTCCACTAACTCACCGTTTTCCAGTCTATACCATGTATCAGCCTTGACAACCTCACCATCAACTACTACAGCCTTCCAATCGACAATATCATACGTATCTCCTCTTTCCTCAGCTATGACCAAAATTGCACCTATTCCGCCTTTTACCTGAACATTTTTTCCTCTTGCTACTGACAAACCATTAGATCCTGTTGAAGCCTTTCCTCTTGCCGTGGCAGCACCTCCATCACCAGCCGTGGCAGCACCTCTATAACCAGCCGTGGCAGCACCTCTATCACCAGCCGTGGCAACACCACAATTACCAGCCGTGGCAGCACCTCTATAACCAGTCATAGCAGGTTTTCCCGGTTCCGCATTATACTCGTTAGTACAGCGTTCCTTGACATAAGATACAGCTGCTTTCACAAGCCCCCTTATATCAAGCTCAGCACCTATTCTTATTTTTGAAGAACAAACCTTGTCACTTTCTGAATCGTCTATTTTACCACTCTGCTCAACCTCACAAAACCTTGACCCGGCTGGCGCATAGTAACCAAAAACATCCAGAGGATAAGGACACGCATGAAAACCTTTCTCGCATGCCTTTATGTCGCCTGTTTCTTCATACTCCTTACCTACCTTATACTTAAATCCTCTACAAGATAAATCCTTATCAAATGCTTTATAAGCCTTTATTTTCTGTTCCATGATATTGTTTATTTTTCGTTATTTTGATATTGCGATAATTTTTTGTTCAAAGATCGGGCATTCTCTTCTGCCCAACAGGTGTATTCCATGAAGCCTGTAGCATGGCTTTTCGGGAATCGAATCGTATTTACGGTTATGGCACAACGGCGGCAGATGCGATGTATATTGTATTTACCTTTTACACCGTAACATACCACAGGATAACCGTCAGCAGTTTTCATGTTCCGCCTTTTTCCTTCGTTTCAGCTTTGTTTATAATTCGTCAAACTCTTTTTGTAATTCTTTTATCTTACTATCCAAAGCATACATATAGCACTGAAGGAAATTCTTACCAAAAATTTCTTCCTTTAATGGTACATCATTGTGCATTCTGTTGTATGTAAATATCAATCCACCACCATATTTTATGTTAGAATTTTCAAGTGCCATCTTATGATCTTTGTATTCCTCTATTTTATTGTTGATTTCTATTGCTTTGTTGAATTTATCTTTATCCATATTTCTCCTTTCCACCTATCCTAGCAGCATATACATTACTACTAGGAATAGGTAATAAATTGTTGTTTTACTCATTACTAAATTATGTTTTGAATTATTTCTTTATTACAACTGCCATAGTGCTAACAGTAGTTCCACTCTCTTTAAACTCGCCAGCTCCAATTTCAAAAACTTCTCCATGAACTTCTTCCAACCATTCCCGAAACTCAACACATTTCTTTTCAGACGCAATTTTCCAATGCCGACTGGTAATAGCTGCAAGAGTTCCTCCTTCTTCCAAGTGTTCATACATAAGTCTTACGTGATCAATATCCTGATTACCAGAAAATGGAGGATTGGCAATAATCTTAGTGTAATGCCCTACACTGTCTTTCGTAAAATCTTCATCAAGCAATATTACGTTGCTAAGGGTGTGAAGAAATTCTCTGTTTTCCGGCATCAGCTCATAACATTCAACCATTACAGAAGGACAAGCCCTATGAATGGCTTTAATGAGAGCACCGCGGCCGGCACTCGGCTCCAGTACCGTATCATCCTCATGTATCCCTCCGGCAAGCATAACCAGCCAGTCGGCAACATCGGACGGAGTTTCAAAAAACTGGTAATCTCGCTGTAGGTTGCACCGTTTACCCTCTTTCAAAACGGAAAACACACGTTCCGGATTAAACGGGAATGTGAAACCTTGTACCTTCCCACCTTGCCATGAGCCGCCGGCTTCTTCTATCCACTTTTTTGCTTCAGCATAGGATTTTTTGTTGAATTGAACTTGGGGAAGTTTGAGAACACCATCCTCAAGAGTACAATGTTTCAATATCTCTTCCACGCTCCATTTCTTACCTTCATCAGCCTGTTTTTTCTTTTCGTCCGTTGAAGCGTCCGGCGCTAAAAGTGAAGATATTTTTTGAACAACTATGTTGCTTGCGTCCATGAAGGCACTGACGCAAGATATCGCTTCTATCAAAAAATCAGTGTCAACACACCCGGTATCGTCATAGATGTCTATCCCTTCGGTCATGGATGACAGTTCATTGAGCTGCGCTACACTACCATGTAACGTTTCGATTAAAATCTTTTTTTTGTTCGTCATAGCTTTTTTGCAAATAAATTCTTGTTGTGTCTACACTCCCGTGACCTAGAAGGTCAGCGAGTTGAATTACATCTTTGTTTTTTTTCAGGAACATTTTAGCAAAGAAATGGCGAAAGGCGTGTGCGTGCATCTTCCTTGGATCAATGCCGCAATGTTTCCCCCATGCTTTCAAGTGCTGGGAAAAGCCTCTCTGGGTCAACGGTCCGAATCTCCCTACCGCAAAAAGCCCGGTCTTACCATGTTCCTTAGCATAGGCTTTCGCTTCTTGCTGCAATTGCTTTTGGAAGAAAAAACGTCTGTACTTGTTACCCTTTCCTTTTAATGTCACTTCCCCGGATATGATGTCTTCCCACGTGAACTGCTGGAATTCCGACAGACGGGCACCCGTTGTACCCAATACCTTGATAAAAAAGTAGTAATCCTTATTGTTTTTTCCCTTGAGATATTCCAACAGCCGGTTATATTCCTCCTCGGTCGGCACATTGTTCACATCAAGTTTGCGCTTTATTTTGGGGCGCTTCAGTTCTATAGGCTTCTTCAGCCATTTAGAGAATCTTTCGATTGCTGTAATCCGCAAACGGATGGTAGCGGGAGATAATTTTTCTTCTTCAAGACTTTTTATAAACCTCCTGCAATTATCCATGTTTACCTCATTGGCGTATTCGAAATACTTCTTCATGGATGTGTAATATATATCAACTGTATGAGAAGAGTAATCATTGTTATCAGTCAACCATATTATGAAATCATGGAGTAGTTTCTTATTTTTCTCTGAAATGACGTCAAGCTTTTCCAAAGGTTTCACCGCCTTTTCCCTTTTTCCATATCCGATGTTGAGATAGGATAATAGATCGCATATCGCTGAACACATTAGCGAATGACGCACCATGACATCTGCATTTTCACGCTTGTAATTCAAATAACCACGGCGGTTCACTTCTTTGGTCATCTCTAAAAAATCCGTGACATGCTTGATATATTTCCCGACAGTATCATAAGTCCTTCCTGTCGTGTATATGTAAGAAATATAATCAGTTAATATCTTCTGCCTGTCATTATTCATAATCTTGTTTAATTAAATTATACCAATCATTGCTATCTTCAAAAAAACATCTGTATCCATTAGCCGTATGTTTGCCTCTCACTTTCCGACATATAGCACTGATCAGAGAAGGAGCCACGCCAATCATCTTACCAGCCATTTGTATCGAAGGGAATACTCCACATAATTTCTCATCCTTTATCAAAACAACGCTCTTTTTATTCATGCCTGCACCAGTCTTATGCCAAGCCCCACGTCCTTTAGACAGATTTTTTATACTTCTGGCCTTGGAACGTTTTGAATGATAAACCATTTTACGACCCTTGTTGCGAGAAACACAACCCTTTAAAAATCGTCCGGTAATAAAGTCTCTCTCAAATCGCTCAGGCGGTATATATAATTCACTCATATCTTTCTTTGATTAATTCAAACCAAGCAGCTTCTTAGTTGTGTCAATGTCTATATAATTTATCCAGCCAGCTTTGTGCAATTCAATAGCAGCTTCTCTGATTGTTATATTACCAGATTCGATTTTTTCTTCTAGTGAATTAAGGATATTCTTAATCCTTAATGCTTTCATCTCAATTGTTTCCATTCTAAATTGTTATTCGTTAATTGGCAGTTTCATAAAGCACATCCATATTGTCTTGCTCTGCCTTCCAGTGGTATGCCCAAATAAAGGTTTAAAAGGGATAACAGACAAAACTTCCGCAGCTTTTATCTCACTCTCATTCCATTTGAATACAAGCGTGCCGTTAGGCTTCAAGACGCGCATACACTCAGTAAATCCATCGTGTATTAGTGACTGCCAGTCTTTCGGCAGTTTTCCGTACTTTTTAGCCATCCATGAGGTTTCACCAAGTGTTTTTAGATGAGGTGGGTCAAATACCACCATGTAGAAAGAATTGTCCTCAAACGGCAAGTGGGTGAAATCTGCTATTATATCCGGTTTTATCTCTATGGTTCTGATCTTATCTCTATCCTTGGCTGTTACTATCTCTGATCTCTTATCAACGAATAAGGCAAGAGGATTATGTTTGTCAAACCAAAACATTCTACTGCCACAACAGGCATCTAATATAAGTTTTCCA